ACAGGGGCAAATGAAAAGCCCGTTCAGGCTACTACCTCTGAACGGGCTTCGATGCTATTGAACACACAGCAAGAAAGTCTTTTACGGCGGTAGTAGCGCGCGAACGAGAGAAGAATAGAGCAAGATTGGGAAAACGCAAGAAATAATTTTGACGAGTTTTGATTTGACGGATTTACAATGATGTCTAGTATCGCCGCGAACACATGACAGCAAACACCCCGAAAGACGGAGATACAATAGCAATATGGATCTCATGCGGAGCAGCCAGTGCAGCAGCAGCAATCCTCACTGTAAGCATGTATGGAGAGCGTTGCAATATACGCTTGCTCAACAATCCAATCCAAGAAGAACATGAGGATAATCAGCGATTTGTTCGTGACCTATCAAAGTATTTAGGTCGTGAAATTGAGGTCGTTATAAATCCCGATTTCCCATCATGCTCGATCTTCGACGTTTTTGAAAAGCGTAAATTCGTGAGTAGCCCATACGGTGCGCCATGCACGGGTGAATTGAAGAAAAAAGCTAGGCAGCATTGGGAGAACAACAACCATGCAGACTGGCACGTCATCGGGTTTACGGCTGATGAAAAGCATCGGCATGAAAGATTCGTGAAAACTGAAAGAGACAATGTTTTACCAATCTTAATTGACAGAGGAATGACGAAAGATGATTGCGGCAAGATGATGGTAGCTTTGGGATTAAAGATGACAATAGCTTACGAAATCGGAATGCCTAATGCCAACTGTATGGGGTGCGTAAAGTCATCAAGTCCTGCATACTGGCAACTCATTAAAAAGATTGCACCTGCTCAACATGACAAGATGTGCGAGGTTACACGGCGACTTGGTTGTAAACTTGTCAGGCTGCACGGGAAGCGCATTTACCTGGATGAATTACCCGATGGCTCGTATGGGAAATTGAAGCAAATGGATCTCGACTGTGGATTTTTCTGCGAGGAGAAATGGAGATAATTTTCAAGCGATAAAAAAATATCCCCCAAGGTGCGCATCGTTGAGAGGCGTGGGAGATCTGCTGCGAGAATAGTATCAGAGAATCGGGTAAATTCAAGCTCAAATATTGAGCGGGATCGGTATCATCGGACGTATGGCAGACGTATGGCAGACGTAAATCTCTAACAAAATACACGCTGGAGGCATTGATTTTGCAGGGAAAGTGAAAAAGATTGAAAATAAATGAGAAAATAAATTGACCAAATCACGTTTTTCGTCTAAATCTTTCACCGTCACCAGCAACCAACATTATGAACACAGTCACAGCAAAAACAAAGCCAATGAAAATCAAAGCGTTCTGGAGTGTTTACGGCATTCGCATTCACCGCGCTGGCAAAAACTTGGACATGAATGGCAACTCATCATACAGTTGCGCAATCGGAATTTTCAACCTCATTAAGCGCGAAGGATACACCGGAGAAGTTGAGTTTTCCGGTAACTGCGCCGATGAGGTAAAAACGGATTTTGATGACATTAAAAAAATCGAAGCAGCCAATAGCGCACGCAAAGCACTTGCAACAGCATAACAACCATGAACGAACACATCGCCAACCTTACTGAAGCCGAAGCAAAGCTTATGCTGCAATTCGCAATGCAGGATCTTTGGGCTGTAATTTACACCCCACACGGAGCAACAGACGCAGCGAGACTCGGCTGGCTCACGCAGAAGATCGAAACCCTCGCCAAAGAGAATACAACACAACCATGAGCAATACAAAAGAACAACGAGCGCAGAAACGCGCCATCATCGCCGCATCAGTCCAAGAGCGAACCCATCGAGCCATCAGTGTTAAAATGCCGATTGCGCTTGCTGACCGCTTAAAACTAGAGGCAAAGGAAAAGCGCAGAATCTTTACGGGCTATGTGCTGGAGAAGATCGAGCAAGGAATGGAGGTGGCGAAGTGAGCGCGATTAACGATGGAGGCAGTGCGTTTCCGTTTGGCGATTATACAAACGAAGGCGAACAAGGCATGAGCCTTCGTGACTACTTTGCGGCGGCGGCTTTATCAATCGCTCAAGCTAATTGGCAAAAGCACAACGACGAAAACAATGAAGGCGAAGAGCCTGCAAAATCACTCGTTGCCGAAGAAGCCTATGAATACGCAGACGCAATGTTAGCAGCGAGAAAGGAGGTCAGCCGTGGTTGACTTCATCAAAGCGCATCCGATGTTTGCCAGCTTTTGCGTGATTGTCGGAATTTACGCAATCGTTTTTATCCTTTGCCTTCTCAAATCAGCCAAAGACCCGTATGACAATTAAGATCTTAGAAGCGTTTTACACGCTCGCAACCGCACTCACGGCTGGGCTAGTCGCATGGGTGATTTTACCAAACTAACCAACAATAAGAAAATGAACACAGAACTAACGACAACAGAAAAAACAGAGGTCACAGCACCTAAGAAACCAGCAACGCTCAAAGGCTTGCTAAGTCAAGACAACATCAAAGCACAGTTTGCACTGGCATTGCCTAAGCACTTGGACGCAGACCGCTTTTGCCGAGTTGCTACCACATTGCTAACCCGTCAACCTAAGCTTGCTGAATGCACGCAATCGTCATTTATGCAATGCTTGCTTACGCTCTCAGCACTAGGGCTTGAACCAGACGGCAGAAATGCCCATCTGATCCCTTACAACAACAATCGAGACAAGACAGTCGAATGTCAGTTACAAGTCGATTACAAGGGCTATGTGGAGCTTGCAATGCGAACTGGTGAAATCTCCAACATTCACGCTGACAAAGTTTGTGAGAACGATGTTTTTGAGGTTGATCGTGGAGCAATCACAAAGCACTTGATCGACTACAAAAAACCTCGTGGCGATGCGTATGCTTACTATGTGCTGATTCGCAAAAAAGACGGCAGCGAAAAAGCGGAAATCATGAATTTGGAAGAAATCAACGCCATTCGTGATAAGTCGCAAGGCTACAAATCGGCAACGCAATACGGAAAAGATCACCCATGGATTTCGTTTTACGATGAAATGGCAAAGAAAACCGTTTTCAAACGTGCGCAGAAATGGATTCGCCTTTCGCCTGAGATTCAATCTCAGATTGCAAAAGAGGATGATTTTGATCACCGCCAAGTTCGCAACGTAACACCGAAATCCGATCCGCTTGTTTTAGCATTGGCAGAGGTAGAAAGCGAGGTGGAATCATGAACGCCACAGAATACCGCCAACATCCCGCGCTTAACTTCTCGCTTGCTAAACACTTGCTTGATTCTCCCGCGCATTTCAAAGCGGCACAAGACGAAGATCACGAACCTAGCGAGGCGATGATGCTTGGGACACTGACTCATGCCTTTGTCTTGGAGGATAAAGATTTACGCGACGAATACGCGCTTAAACCAGACGGCATGAGCTTTGCAACCAAAGAGGGCAAAGCATGGCGTGATGCGCAAACAAAGCCGATTCTAGCAGATGAGAAAGCACAGCGTGTCCCGCTATGTGCTGACTCGCTGGCAAAATCTCGAACCGTTCGAAAAATGCTGGAGCTTTGCCCGATGCTTGAGACCCCGATCATTTGCGAGTTCCGAGGCGTTGAAATCAAGGCATTGCTGGACATGCACAGCGAGGAATTGATTGCCGACTTCAAAACGGCTCAGGATTGCACAAAAAGGGCGTTTGCTCGCAAGATCAGCGATTACCACTATGATATGCAAGCGGCATGGTATCAAGCGGCACACGCGGCGAAATACGGACTTGATGAACCAGCTCCGTTTTACTGGCTAGTTGTCGAAATGAAACAACCGTTTGCCCGTGCAATCTATCGCGCATCTGACGCATTGATCGAATCAGGACTAGCCAAAATGGAGCGAGCAATCGAAATTTACAAAGAGTGCCTAGCAAGCGGAAAATGGGAATTGCCAGAGGTGGAACTAGAAGAAATTGATTTACCATGAACAAAGATACACACGAACGCAGGATGCAAGCGATTCTGAACATCGCATGGGACGTTGAGAACCGACTAAAGGATAACGAAACAGTCCAGCTTAAAGTTGGCGAGTTTGTCGAGTTTGCGCGGCATTATTGCGCTATTGCCGACCAACTGGATGAATGTATCCAATGTTTCAAGCTGAACGCAAAGACGCATCTGATTTTTGCCAAGGAAACAGAAAAGATACTGAAAGGAGATCCATGAGCGCAAAAATGAAAACATCGCCAACGCAACTATCATTGGCGCACCTACGCAAGACCTGTGATCTAGTGGAGGTCGTTGAGAAGTGGAACAGCTTCGTGAAGATCCGCCAAGACCTGTTCGGGATCATCGACATTCTCGCATTGCGTGGGGCTGAAACAATCGCTGTGCAATCGACATCATGGGGCAACACAAAGAGTCGCATTGACAAAATGAGCGAGTCGCCGAACATCGCCGCCATTCGCGCCGCAGGGTGGAAAATCCTCGTGCATGGCTGGAAGAAGAACGAGAAAACAAACCGCTATGAACTGAAAGAAATCGACATATCATGATCTGTTACAAAGATAAAACCTTTTGCCCGTTTTACGAAACGTGCAACAAGCAAAACGATTGCAGCCGACCACTAACGCCACAGGTAAAAGCTGCCGCCGCTAACTGGTGGGGAAGTGATGCTGCGCCTGTTGCTGTATTTGTTGACAAGCCTCAATGCCACAGTGACAACCAAGAAAAAAAAGAACCATGAACACACAACAATATGACGGAAAAGGAATTAACTGAAGGCAATTACACTGCGAAAATCAAAAAATCAACTAATTGTTACGGGGTTTATTATTACACAGTGACATTCACTTACAATGTGCAAGGCCGTGAAGATTTTATCGAATTAAAATCGTATCAAACTGAAAAAGCAGCTATAAAAGGGGCGAACAAAATACTTGCAATTTGTCAACAACCATGAACACACCAGAAAAAGAAAAAATGACAAAAACAGAACACCTACAAAAAATCAAAGCAGAGTGCGAGCGTTTGCTTGCGTTTTCAGAAAAAGCGACAATATCAAATTATTTTATATGCGAAGGACGATGCGAAGCTGGATGGCGTAGCACGATTGCGGCGATTGATTGCATAGAAGACATGGCAGAACACATTGGCAACCATCAAGCTAGTCTCATCATAGCCGCATGGCCAACCGAACTACTCCAATGAGCACACCAGAACAACAACTGTCAGAATCCCTACTCGCAGCGTGCAAAGCGGCGGGGATTGAATCGCCAAGATTTATCGCGCAGGATGCAAACGGCGATGTAATGCATTACACAGCAATGCCAGTGGCAAGCTATTCATGCGACATCTGGAGCGATTATCAAAATGATTTCAAACTACTTGAGCACCCGCCCTACGCCGACGACTGGCAAGACAGCTTGCTGGAGTGGGTTGAGCCGCAAGGCGAGCCACTAGCGGACGTTCTAGCGCGGCATCCCGATCATATTGCTGACACCAGCAAAAAGATCGACATGCAAGATGCGATTGCTGACGCGTATCGCAAGCACGTTGGGCGTTGCGGATTGCAAACCTACGCTCAGACCTACCGCCACGGCTGGCAAGATGCGCTCGCATGGAAAGCCATGGCAGAGAAAGGAGGCGCAAGTGAGTGAGGCAGCATCATTTATCACGCTTGCAATTGTGGCGATTTGCACTTGGTTTGCGTTCGTTATTACTGCTGATAAATACGAAGACCTGAAAAAACAAGCCATCGAGCGCGGATACGCTGAATACGTGGTTGACTCGGACGGAAAAACAACTTGGCAATGGAAGGAGGAGAAATGAAATGGGAAAAATCACGATTAGGCGGATGTCACGTAGTAATTTCCGATGTAATAACCATAGAGGTCTACAAGTCGTACTCGTCAAGAGATTGGGTATATTATTTTCTTAATCGCAGATCAATAAAATCATACGAAACTATGAAAGAAGCAAAAAAAGAGGCAATCAAACATTGTGAAAATATACTAGCTAGAGGGCTTATGCAATTACAGAAAGGAGAAATAAAATGACTGACGAACAAATCAACATCGCTATTGCGGAGTCGCTGGGGTGGACTAATTGCCGTCTGGTCATTAAAGGTGCTGGCGGCGGCACTCGATACCCAACCGCTCACGGAATGCCTCCAAATCGTAAATATGAGTCATCTTGCCCAAACTACACCCCCGACCTAAACGCTTGCCATGAGTTTGAGAAGTCGCTAAATGATGGCGATTACAATAAATACTACCGTCATTTATCAACTGCATCTTTGCGAGATTTTGAAAACAGCACACATTTTAGTGCCGACCCAATTTCGGCAACCGCTCGCCAACGCTGCGAGGCTTACCTCAGAACCCTAGGAAAATGGAAAGAATGAAAAACAAACGTAAGCAAGCGCGAGCCTCGCACCTTTTCCGCAAGCGCAGGAGCATTTGGTGGGTGATGCTAGATAATCGCAACCCCGCATGGGAGAGAGCCTATGAAGTATCGTGGGAGGGGATGAGAAAACGGCACAAGCGAAAACCATGAGTAAAAAACAAAATAAACCATCAACACGCAACATGAATAATAAATTTGAAGAGGGATGCAAATGTCCCGAATGCCATCAAGGCATCATGCAATATCCGCAAGTCGAGAATTGCTCATGCCACATAAACCCACCATGCAGTGCTTGCACTAGTAACTCGTTGACATGCAACGAATGCGGATGCGAAGAGCCAGAACCAGAACCATTGCCGCCGCCAACTCTAAAGAAGATCGCACAAAAATTTGAACATCTTGGCGACTCAGCCGAACGGACAAGCTCTGCTGTTCCTACTCATGTAGGCTGAGTCGCTAACCAAAAACAAAACACCATGAACGACTTAAACCAACTAATCTTGAAATGGGCTGATGACAAGGGCATCTTAGCCAACGGAACACCAGAGGGTCAGCTTGCCAAAACGCTTGAGGAGCTAATCGAAACGGCTCAGGCTGTGGCTTTGTATGACAATCAATCGCGATATGATACTAGCGAGCGTGATTTCCTAGAAGAAGTCAAAGACGGCATCGGGGATGTTTATGTTACGCTGGTGATACATGCAAAAATGAATAACTTCGAGAATATTGGAATTGCCAGCATTGATGAGTTGTCGAACAAAGAAGCGTTTGAGCAAATAGGAAAATGCGTCATTGATTTAATGAGCTTCCGCCACGCTGATACATACGCTTACGCAAATGCTTGCTTGGATCAGTTGTCAATGAGTCACCGTCTAAAGCTTAACGAGTGCGTAGAGCATAGCTACAACGTAATCAGCAAGCGCAACGGGACGATGATCAACGGCGTTTTCGTGAAGGACAACTAACAATTTTGAGCGTGTGGCGGAATTAGACGCAAGCACAAGAGGGATCATTGGCCGCCCCAAGATGATTCAACGATGCTGACAAGGCGGGGCTTAAGCCACAAGTCACATTGCAGGTGCAAACCCTGCCACGCTCGCCAATCACCAACAAACAAAAAACATCATCCAATAAACGATGACAACAATAGAAATAACAAAAAAGCAACTTACGGACACGGTTCGTGATTTTATGCAATTTGCTGATACTCAAGAAGTTGTTCAATTTACAAACATGGTAATTTCTGAAATCATAATGCATGAAAGCGCCCCACTTGGGAAAATCTGCTTGAAGCTATTTAAAGCAATGGCAAACGATGAAAATGGTAATTTATTTGACTTTGAAGAAATTCAGCAAATTGAAAAATTAGCAAAAAAAATGAAATCAGATAACTGCTAAAACCCTTAACAAAATAATCTCCAACCAACAAACAACATGCAAATACTAAAAGCAAACATCGGACTAAACAAAATCGAAGGCGTGCGAGTCGTCGAAACTAAGACTGGCGAAAAACTTGTAGCCATCCCTGTAAAGTCAGCAAATATCTTTGTTTCTGACAAGGGTGGTATCTACCTGAACGTGGACATCATCGAGGGCAAGAACGGCGAGGATCAATACGGGAACACGCACATGATTACTCTGGACATCGGCAAGGATCGACGCAGCGCCGGCGAAAAAGGCGCGATCCTCGGCAACTGCAAAACGCTGACATTTGGCAGCAGCTCGGCACCTAGCGCAGCACCACGGCAAGCGGCGCAGAAAGACGCAAGCTGGATCGAAGATGATGATTCGCAAATTCCGTTCTAAAATAATTAAAATAATTCTTTACATTCTAGTATTTTAGAGAGATGATCATTCCGCATGAAAACTTGTTTTAAATGTGTAACGGAAAAGCCTTTGAGTGATTTTTACAAGCATCCTCAAATGGCTGATGGTCATCTTAATAAGTGCAAGGAATGCACGAAAAAAGATTCTGACGAAAACTTCAAGCGAAAACTGCAAGATCCTCATTGGCAAATCAAAGAGCGAGAAAGGCAGCGCAAAAAAGAAGCAAAACGCAGGGATATGGGACTGGCTAAAAAATACCAAAGAAAAAACGATTACATCAAAACAAAAGAAAAATACGGCGAATACTTGTCTGCAATAAAAAATGGCAAGTTGACCCCGCAACCATGCGCAGTTTGCGGAAAAGATAAAACACAAGGACACCATGAGGATTATTCAAAACCGCTCGACGTTGTTTGGCTATGCATTCGCCATCATCAAGACAGACACATTCACCTCAGAAACGCAAAAACACTAAACCAAGAACCAATACCAATTAACTACTACATAAAATCACTACAAGCACTACTATGAACCAAGAACCACCAATCATCGGCATCATTGCCCTTTACGCATTCGGAGTCGCCACTGGCTTCGGAATTGCCGCACTTTTCTACGCATTCGCATTCTAACTACCAAACCATATGACAACAGAAAATACACAAATCGCCAAACCTCGGACACTCAAAGGACTACTCTCCGAGGATAACGTCAAAAATCAATTCGCGCTGGCATTGCCAAAGCACCTGAGCGCAGACCGCTTCGCTCGCGTTGCAATCACCGCGCTGACACGCACGCCGAAGTTGCAGGACTGCACGCCTGAAAGCTTCATGCGCTGTCTGCTGGATCTGAGCGCACTCGGCATTGAACCAGATGGCAGACGCGCTCACCTGATCCCCTACGGCAAAGAATGCACGCTGATCCTCGACTACAAAGGCATTGCCGAACTGGTCATGCGCAGCGGCACGGTGACGAGCATTCACGCAGACAAGGTATGCGAGCAAGATCAATTCGTGGTCAATCGCGGCAAGATCGAACAGCATGTAGTTGACTACAAAGGTGCGCGCGGTAACGCCTATGCTTTCTATGTCATCGTGACATTCAAGGACGGCAGCGAGAAGTGCGAGGTTATGACGCGCGATGAAGTCGAAGGCATCCGCAAGCGTTCCCGCGCTGGGAACTCTGGACCGTGGGTGTCAGACTTCGACGAGATGGCAAAAAAGACAGTCTTTCGCCGCGCATCGAAATGGCTCCCGCTTTCGCCTGAGATCCAAGACGCGATCCGCACCGACGAAGATCGTGAGTTTGCACAGGCTCGCAACGTCACACCGACCGTGCGCACGGAAGCCATCAATCCGTTCGCGCCGATGCTGCCAGTGATCGAAGCTACGACCGAGGAAGGAGGTGAGGCATGAACAAGATTGAAGATGGCGGCGCAGCTTTTCCATTAACTCCAATATTTAGCGAATCTCACGGATGGCTGAGACCTTGCGAGATCATGCACGGTGCAGAAGGAATGACATTACGCGACTACTTCGCGGCGGCTGCTTTGCAGGGCATGATGGGTAATCGCTCACTTGTTGACACTTTCTCAGGACACGCGGTAATGGCAGAAAAATCATATTTTTTAGCAGACGCAATGATCGAAGCCAGAAAGGGGGAGGCATGAACTACCACATCATCAACATCGACCAAGGGACCGAAGAATGGCTAAACGCTCGCAAGGGCAAGCTAACGGCATCGCAGGCGGCAGGCATCATAACGCCAACAGGCAAGCTCGCAGCGGCATCAAAGGGGCTGATGCGCAAGCTGGCTCGCGAGTGCCTTCTGGATGATCCGCACGCCTTTGCAGGCAACGCGGCGACACAGTGGGGGCATGACTACGAACCGATCGCACGCGATGAGTTTACAGAGATCACCGGCTACGCAGTCGATACCGTGGGCATGTTGCAATCGACGTTGCACCCGTGCCTCGCTTGCTCGCCTGATGGATTGTTTATGATCGATGACGTGATCCACGGGCTGGAGATCAAATGCCCTAGCGTTGACACTCATGTCGACTACTTGCTCGACGGCGAGCTGCCTGCCAAGTATCGACCGCAAGTTCATTTCTCGATGGCGATCACCGGCATTCAAACGTGGTATTTCATGTCGTTCTTCCCCGGGCTTCGACCGCTAATCCTGCCAGTGCATTGGGACGAATACACCGACAAAATCAAGCTCGCCGCGCTGGCATTCGCGGCAGACTACGAGCAGGAAATGCCGAGAATCCTCGAAGCAATCAGATTGTAATGGGTGAGACGGAGACACTTGAGAAACTCCGCCAATGGTGGCAGGCTGCTCCGAAAGACGAGCGGCTTGCCATCAAAATCACCGCGGCGGCGGTAAAGATCAACGACGAACGGGACAGGGACGTAGTGCAGCGGAGAATCGACGCGCACTGGAGAAGATACATAAAAAAAGACTACTCAAAATGAAAGAACGATACGGACTCGAAAGCATTCAAACAGTCAAAGACGCGCACTCACCGGCTGGGCAAGCATTCTTTGCACCGCCGAGCTTTGCCGATCTGCCAGACTGTCCCGTTTGCAAATTCGGAACACCGCTAGAACGAAACGGAAAGCTAGTCTGCATCGACTGCGGTGCCACCGTGGGGACAATAGACAAAGAAACAAAATGAACCAAAGACTTACATACGAAGAAAAAAGAATCCTGCGTGATCTGAGCGCGGGGCAGTCCACAGTGGACGCAATCGCATTACGATTCGGGCAGACGGCAAGCACGGTCCAGAAAATAATGGATCGGCTGGAGAAGCACCGCATGGTGGCATCAAAAACAATCAGAAACGGAAAATTCACGGTTTATGAGCTTAGATAATACAAACAAAAAGACACCATTCAAAATTCGTCCAACTGGGCGAGTGATTGCAAGATTCTCATGCGGAGCGGCATCTGCTGTTGCCACTAAACTAGCAATTGAGAAATACGGCGATTCCGTGGAAATCTACTACAACGACACGGGCAGCGAGCATGAGGACAACCCACGATTCATCCGCGACTGTGAAGCGTGGTTCGGGCGAAAGGTCAATATCCTACGGTCGGAGAAGTTCTCCAACATCTACGAGGTATTTGAAAAGCGTCGATTCCTCGTCTCGAATCAAGGCGCACCATGCACCAGTGAGATGAAGCGCATACCGGGAGAAAGAGTATGGCGCATGGGCGATGTTGAAATCTTCGGGTACACCTCCGACGAATCGCATCGGCTTGCTCGATTCAGAAATGACAACACCGAGCGGATCATTGAATGTCCACTCATTGATAAGCATCTGACAAAAGAAGACTGCTTGGGAATGCTTGAGAGAGTAGGCATTGAAATTCCTGCAATGTATCGACTCGGTTTCAGGAATAACAATTGCATTGGATGCGTGAAAGCGAGAGACTCGATTGACTATTGGAAGCGTGTCAGAAAGCACTTTCCTGCCCAGTTCAAGCGCACGGCGCGACTGGAGCGCGAACTGAATGTGACGATCAACCGTGTGACTCGAAACGGTGAACGTACGCCAATCTACCTTGACGAAATCGAGGATGGCGATCCAACGGGGGCAGACCCGAAAATATCATGCGGTCTTTTTTGCATGAGTGAAGCTGATTCATTTTCCAACAATACAAGCGCATGACTCCAGACATAATCATCGGCATCGACAACGGCATCAGCGGAGCGTTGGTGGCTATCTCAGCGCACCACGGGCTAGTCATCGACAAAATCCTCATGCCGACACGACCCAGCGGAAAGAGCAGAGAGTGCAACGGTGCCGAGATGATCGAATGGCTGCACGGCTTTATATTTAATCGCATCGCCGTATGCCTAGAAACGCCATCAAAACACTCGCCCGGCACACTTGCGCTTTGCTCGATGTGGGACTGCTACGGCGCCATCCGCGGCATACTCGAATCATGCGGCATAAAACACATCAGAATCGCGCCTAGGACATGGCAGAGCGTCATGCTGGGTGTCGTGCCGAAAGGCGAGACAAAAGCGTATGCAAGGGCAAAAGCGGCGCAAATATGGCCTGATGAGGACTGGCTCGCCACACCGCGCAGCAAGAAGGCAAACATGGGATTTATCGACGCGGCATTGATCGCGGAATTTTACAGAAGAAAACTACTATGACACACTACAAAACAGACACGCTTGACCTGCGGCTCATGGACTGCATGGACTTGATGCGGGAATTTCCTGACAAGCATTTCGACTTAGCGATTGTTGACCCGCCTTATGGGATAAATGTTGCAAACAATACGACTGGCACAGTGATACGCAATAAAAGCGACAAAGATTTATTGCAGGTAAAAGAGTGGGACAGCGCAACGCCAAATGATGATTATTTCATTGAATTGCAAAGAGTCAGCAAAGACCAAATCATCTGGGGCGGAAATTACTTCTTGGATTTTTTAGGATATTGCAAAGCTCCAATCATCTGGGACAAGCTGAATGGCGACAGCCTTTACGCTGATGGTGAAATGGCATGGACATCAAAAGGCTTGCCGCGCAATCTGAAAATCTGGAAGCATCAATGGTGTGGAGCATTTAAGGACAGCGAGCGCGGAACTGTGAAGTTTCACCCAACCCAGAAACCCGTTGCCCTTTACCGCTGGTTACTCGCCAACTACGCGAAAGAGGGCATGAAGATCCTCGACACGCACCTCGGCAGCATGAGCCACGCCATCGCCGCGCATTACAGCGGCGTTCATCTCACGGGCTGCGAGCTAGACCTTGATTACTTCGCAGCTGGCATTGCTCGCGTAAAAGCCGAAACGGCGCAAATGGATATGTTCGCAGACGTTCCAAAAGAAAAACAAACCGAAACAATGAAACTACTATGAAACCACTAAAACTACTACAACTTGTTATCAGAACGCCGAAAGGCGACATTTCACGCGATCAAATCAAACATCTGATTTACGGAATGAGTATTTATCGCGGACTTTTCCTGCTGGAACTCGCGCAATACGACACACCAGTCCGAACGGGTGACATGCAACAGGCATCTCAAAAGTGCTGCGATCACCGCTACCTTAAAGGCTGGAAAGGTCACGAGCGTTACATTACGAAGACCAAGCATGAGCAGTTCACCAATCCGCACAGTTACTATACCTACATCCTCACCGACAAAGGGCGCGAGGAAGCAACAGAGATCACTAACAATCTCCAAAGCATGATCGACCAAATCGCCAAATCGAAAAAGATTGCTTGATAAAACGACCTTGATGCGCTAAATTTGCGCGTCGAGAAATTGACAGACGTTTGGAAGCGTCTATATCATAGATAGCGATTTTCGCCCCTGCTTTACTTGTGCCGATCTATGCGGACTTCCAACACAAGCTAAGGCGGGGGCTATTCATTTTATGGCAAACTACACTAAACTTTTTAACTCGATCATCACCAGCACGATATGGACTGAGGATGATAAAACCCGCATCGTGTGGATTACGATGTTAGCAATCGCAGACCAGCACGGGGAAGTTCAAGCGTCGATACCTGGCCTTGCACGTGTTTCAGGTGTATCACTAGAAGCGGCGGAAACCGCAATTAATAAATTTCTTGCCCCTGATCCGTATTCACGAACACCTGATGACGAAGGTCGCAGAATTGAAAAGATTGAAGGCGGATGGGCATTGCTTAATCATGGGAAATATAGACTTATGGCATCTGCTGAGGATTCCAAAAAGGCAAACGCAGACCGACAAAAGCGGCATCGCGAAAAACACACCCGTAACGCTACCGTAACGGGAAGTAACGCCACCGTAACGCATAGTAACGGTAAAGTAACGGTAAAGACCGACATAGCAGAAGCAAAAGCAGATACAGAAGCAAAAGCAAAAGTAGAACTAAAACAAATACAGCTTATATCTTGCCCGATTTCATCGGACGAAAGTGAGATTTTGAAAATGATCTGGTCTGGTTGCCCTAAAGAGGGCAGGGAAAGAAGCGGGAAACAAAAGCTTGCTGATGCTTGGCGAAAAATACCAGCAAAAGACAAACCGACAAAAGCCATAATTGAAAACGCTTTGACAGCTTGGAACGCGAGCAATAAATGGCAAACTGGATTTTGCGAGGGAATAGAGAAATGGGTCAAGAATCGACAATGGGAGAACTTGCCAGAATCACAAGGGATGACACCCACGTCAATTCCAGACGACGAAGCCATTACACTGATGGGCGCAATCGACGGCATCAGAACGTCATGGCAAAAGATACCATGGAGCCATGAGGATCGAGCCGCGCTCATAAAATACCAGAAGCAGCTCGCCGCACTCACCGATGATGACTTGCAAATCTTGAAAGCGTATTTTGAATCGACAGCCGAAGGGTATTTTCGACCAGACAACCGCAGCAAGTTCTGCGAATCACTCAGCGGCATCTGGACCGCCTGCGAACGCTGGAAGAAAGCCACAGGCTATCGCGCGCCAAACTCTCGAGACTCACTCTACTACGGATCATGAAAACACAAATCAAACTACACACCCGACCCTGCATCAACTGCACTCGTCCAAGCTCACGCGGCATGTTCTGCCGTTCCTGCGATGCCGTCTGGCTCATTGCCGAACGACTCGACAATTTCCACAAAGATCCAAAATGCCGACAGAACTTTATTGGCGACCTGCGAAAGAGCAATCTTTTCACGCCAAAAGCAATCTGGAAGGATGGCGAAGCTCGAAAGGTGAAAAAGCTCATGATCCTCGGCGAGCAGATGTCAGGATTCTGCATGGGCTTCACAAGTGCCGAAATTCGCGATTTAGTGGCGCGAGGGTATAATCTATCTATTCGCAACGCAGAACGCGAGGAAAAGCACGCAGAGGCTCAGCAAACGGCATACTACGCAGGACGGCAGGAAGTGGACGCGCTACATGCGCT